ATTAAATTTGTAAAAGTTTTAGCTCCACTTATAGTTTGAGTCCCAGTAGCATAAACATAATTTTCTAATTTCCAACCATTTGCTCCAGAAGCATTTGCAATATCTTTTAATAAATAATATCTATCTTCACCACTAACATATACTCTTGTAACATTCTGCTTAAGTTGATCTACTTTAGTATTAACTCCGCTAGCTATTTGATATAATTCAGTTAAATTTGCTACAGATCTTGCTCCGCCTCTAACAAAACTAGCATCTGCAATCGCATTATTAGGATTGTTATGTTGTAAAATATCTGGTTTATTTAATGGCATATAATTAACTAAATATTAGAGTAGTATTTGAAAGAAATGCATTTGTTGCATTAGACTTATATACTCTATAGGTTACACTTGCTCCATTACTATTTGTACCTGCAACATCTGCTGGTAATTTTTCAAATGATCCTATGAATTGTTCAAGGCCATCGGTAATACTGGTCAAATCTCCTTCAGAAGCTTTATAACAATAATATACATAATTACCAGCGCCAGGATTAACAGAACTTACCGTTCTTGCTTTTGAATTAGATAGAACAGAATTACTTAAAGCTTGTATTTGAGCCAAAGTTAAAATTGTATTAGTACTATATCCTAAATAATTTCTATAAAAGAATGATCTTGTGCCTAAATTTAAAGTTGTAGTTTGATATCCATCTATAATTTTAATTCTATAAGATATACTTGAAGCATTTACTAAATTTATATCATTATGAGCTCTACTAACAACAGCAGATGGACCAGAAATTGAAGTAGATGTACCAATATCTGTCCAAGCAGAAGTTGCTCCATTTATAATAGATTGATATTGTAGTTGATAACTAGTTAGATTTACATTAGAAGAATTTCTATTTATTGTACAAGCTAAAGTTGTAGAAACACTTCCTAACTCTGCATCTTCACCAATAGAAATATTTGTAATAGTTGGAGCAACATAACTTACTGGAGTAATTGTTAATGTTCCAGTATTTGCTGCCCCGATTGTATCAGTAACGATATATCTGTAGTTAAATGGATCTGTATTAAAATTTGTATCTGTCAAAGAATGAGTATAAGATATAGAAGAAGATTGATTTCCAATTAAATTTGTATAAGAGCCCGCGCTTCCTCTTCTATATTCTATATATCCAGTTTGTATAGAAGAGTTTAAACTATTTATTGTGTTAGAAGCACTAAGAACATTATTTATAGAAGTTTGATTAAATCCTACTACGGTATTTGAAGAGAATAAAACTGTTGGACTAAGAGGCTCTACTAAAACCAATCTAAAAAATTCTGGAAGACTTTTACCGCTAGCTGGTATAATTTCTCCATTAGAGTATCTACCAAATGTTTTATTATTACTTAATGAAACATTTAAATCTCCAGTAAATTTAAACGTAGTTATCTCACCGCTAATAAGCACTCCAGTACCATTTACAGTTGGACGAGTTTCAAATGCTTTTATTCCAGCAATAGTTTGATCGCCAGTTGTATAAACAATAGTCGTTGGAAGTTTTGCTGCTTCGCCACTTAATAATATTCCAGTACCATTTACTGTAGGACGATTAGTTAAAGACACTATTCCACTAGTTATGGTTATGTCTACTCCAGAGAGATTTAAATTATCTATATTATTTAAATCAATTCCATCTAAAAATGTTTTAATTCCAGAGATATTTTGGTTTCCTGTTAATAATACTGTTTCATTTAAAGTGACTCCAGAAATATATTGAAGTAGTAAACCACTTTTAGAAGTAATCGTATCAATAAAAAATCCACTTAAATCAGTTTGATCGATTTGCTTTGTTCTAATATAATTTGGCATATTATTTTACTTTGCTATGATAAAGAATACTTGCAAGATAACTATCGACTTGATGATCGTAAGCGATGGAATTTACACTCGCAATAGCTTCTTGATTTTGGTCTATAGGAGATTCAATATAATTTTCTATTTTAGATGTCCAATTTTCTGGAAGTTCATTAGCAATAATAATCTTAGATATTTGTTCTGCTACGTCTTTTTGATTATAACTTAGCTTTTTAATGTTATGTTTTTTGCGAAGTGCAGCTGAAACTTCTTCTTCTAATTTTTGAGCAAGAACAAGATTCTCTTTAACTTTTATAAGGCTGTATTTCTCTTCGATAGCTTTCGATTGCTTACCAGTTCCAGGAGGTGAAACATTTTTTGTGCTTTGAGGAATTCCAGTTGATCCAGGTGGTCTACCAGCTTGTTGTTGACTTCCTCCAATTAACGGTTGATAGAAACCTTGGTCTTTTAATTCTTTAAATTTTTGTTGAGCTTCTATAGACTCGTCTGCATCTGGAAGTCTTCCTGTTTCGATTGCTGTAATTCCTTCTAATGGAGTTAATATTCCAAGCTCAACAAGTCTGGTATAAACTCTAGAGTACTGAACGTCATCTTTTAAATCAATATCTTCAAAATTTGGGTTTGGGTAATTTTTAAATCCAAGATCTTTGCTAATTCTACGTATTTCTGGAACTAAAAATTCATTTAAAAATGTTTGGCGAGCTTGCTTGAGTCTTTCTATAAATACTTGTACTTTGATACTAGTATTAGCGAATTTTTCGGTACCTATTAAAATATTATTTAATCCCATTTGAATATCTCTATCAACAACTTCATATTTTTGTGGACCAAGAAGACTAGAAATATCTGGAATGACAAATTGAGCTTTTGTTGTATAATCTGCAATTAAAACTCTACCTACACTTTGATTTTCAAAAAGTTTTTGCATCGATTCTAGGTTCTTTTGATTAATGCCTCCGTTGTCTGGAGTATCTCCCATAGTAACAAGAAGAACAGACTGCTGCATTGTTCTAGTAACAGCCATATCCATTTTTTTCATTTCTGCTTTCCAATTTATATCTTCTAATACTGGAAAACCCATGGGAACTGAAAATGGTTCGTAATCTTGTTTTTTATAAAATACTGCGCAAAGTTTTTCTCGCTCTAAAGATAAAGTAAGAACCCCTACAGTCTTCTCTTTAATAAGTTTTTTGGTTTCTGGAGGAAGACTCTCTAGCATTTCTCTATCCTCGTCAGTTTTTGGAGTCTTAAGCCTTTCTAATTCATAGTCACTTAATATTTTATAATATTTACTTTGAGAAAAATTAACAGTTCCAGCAATTTGAATGTCTGATGGATTTAATATTATATATTTAGAAGGCAAACTAACTTTTGCTTGAGAAACTAGTCCGAACGTTTGGGTTATCCTGTCGATATCTGCATCTGCTACTTTTGTATCAAAACGATAAATAAAAACATTACCAGAACGATAGTATTCACGGAAAAATTTATCTTGGAGGTCTGTTATATTGATTTTTTTAAATAAAGCTTCAAAAAAGTTTCTTGATTTAGAGCTACCACCAGTATAGTATATATTACTAGAAGAAAATTCTGTCATTAAATCAATCGTATTTCTAAATATTGCAAAATTATAATAAGCCTTTTGACAAAGGATAACAGCATCACGAACATTTATATTTGAATCATTTTTAATTCCTGAAGAATATCTAAAAGGTATTAATCCATCGCTAATATTTTTATATCTATCTGTTCTAACAGAGGTACTTGCAGCATTTCTTCTGACCCTAGTCTCTTCTGCTTTAGCTGTATATTTAAAGCTATCGTCTGATGCGTTCGATACTATCATAGGTTCGAATCCTTGATTTTTAATCGATTTTTCAGACTTTTTATTTTTTTTAGCCATTAGCGTTAATTATTACACCTTTATTTAATCATTATAGGCGAAAAAGTGGATGTTTCTATTATTTCTGGTTGTTCCATCATGTCATTATAGCATTTTAATGCCCAGTTTGCTAACATAAGTGCTGAATAATTGTCTTTTCTTGCTTTATTGGCTGAAGAGCTTCTTTTTAAATGCTGTGGAAGATCAAAAGTCTGGGTACCTCTACTTGTAGAAGAATGCTCTACTAATGCGCATTGTTTCTTTGTTTGATATATGAAATCATCTTGGTTTTCTATAAAATCAAGGATAGTCCAATCTTTTTTATCTTCACTTTTCATTAAATCTATTGGGGCACTTTTGTTTATAACCTCATTAAAAAATGATTCATGCGCGCCTGTTCTACTAGCAAACCATATTTTCTTATAATCAATACAAGCTTGTAAATATTCATTTGCTTTTCTAATAAATGTGCCAGTAAATACTTGATTAAAGGCTATTCGTTTATCTTCTACGTTATATTTTTTTCTAGCGTTACGAATCATAAATTCATATTCTGGTCCATCAAGATCTGAGTCTATATCAAATGTTTTTATTTCTAGTTTTTGTTTTTTGAATAATTCTGATTCATTACATGCAGATAAAAATACATCTGCTCCAGCGTTATCGACAATCATTAATACTATATTAAAATTTGTCATTATATAATATAAATAGGCTACGTGATTTTTAAGAT